GCGGCCTCCGCCCCCATTTCCGGCCCCACCACCGGGATGCCGGCCATCGCCGCATAGGCGGCCGCGGCGCCCTGGGCCGCGGAGCCGCTGATCGCCTGAACGTCGGCGAGGGCCTGGGTCGTGGCCGCCTCCGGGGCGGCCGCGGTTTCCGCGGCGACCACCTGGGTGGAGGTGGTCTGGGTGGACAGCAGCTTGGCCGCCTCGGCGGCGATCCAGTTCTGCAGGCTCTTGGCGGCCAGGTTGATATACGAGGCGAGGATGTCCTGGAGGAGCTTGCCAACCATCTTTTGCATGCTCTGGGTGCCCTGGATCATGCCGTTGATGGCGGTGGTCATGGCCGAATCGATGGGGGCCAGGGCCGCCTTCCACTTATTCTGGACGTCTTGGGCCGCCTGGGCCTCTACCTTCTGGATTTCCAGGGCGTTCTTCTTCTCGGCGACCTGATCCTCTTGCAGGATCTCCGCCATCTTCTTAGGATATTGGGCCCAAATCTGCTGCCGCTGCTCGAAGTTTTGCTTCTCCAGGGCGATCTCCTGCTCTTTCAGGGCCTTAACCTGGGCCAGTTCCTCGCCGGCGGAGATCATCCCCAGGCTTTTCTCCTGATTAATCTTCTCTTTCTGGGCCTCAATATCCATCTGGGCCAGCTTGAGGGAGTTTTGCAGGTGCTGGTCGGCCAGCTCCCGGTCCGCCTTGTCGGCGTCCTCCTCCATCTTCTTCTTCTTCAGGACCGCATTTTGATAATTCATGCTGTCTTTACCGTAGGAGGCGGCGTTGATGGCGACGATGCGGTTCTGATCGGCCAGGCGTGCGGCCGTGGACTCCTTTTCGGAGGCCATCTGCTGCTTGATGGCGGCGATTTGCAAGGCAACCGCCTGTTTGGCCCCGGCCACGTCCAGTTCGTAGAGCTGGTGCTTCACCTGGAGGTATTCGGCGGAGCCCTGCTGGCAGAGCGCTAATTTCTCCTGCCAGAAGGCGCGCTCCTGGGATTTGGAGGCCTCCAGGAGGTTGCCCTCTTCCTTAATCTCCTCCAATTCCTGGCGCCAGGCCTCCATCCGGCTGCCGCCGCCCCCCCCGCTTCGCTTCATGGAGTCTATGATGGCAGAGGCGCTGACGGCGCTGGCCGCCGATACTTGCTCCAGGGAGGCCTTCATTTCGGCGGTGGCGTTACTCACCGCAGTCGTGGCCTGGTCCATGCCGTCTTTCAAGGCGTCGGCTTGGGCGCTTATGAGAACTTGGATTTGGGAGTCGTCAGCCATTTAAAGACCCGGTTTTCGGTTTTAGGTTTTCGGTAAAAGTCAATCCTGGCCCAGGCGAAGGAGACAATGAACCAGCGGGCCGTTACTGCTCACTGCATACTGCACACTGCTTGCTATTTCACCTTGCCGCCCGAGGCGCTGAAGGCGGCCATCAGTTCCTCGAGGGATCCGTAGGAGCGACCCGCTGGGTCGCCCTGGGCGACCGGGCCGGTCGCCCCTGCAGGCGCCTTATATCCCATGTAGGCGGCCACCAGGTCGCCCAGCGGCGGGTGCTGCTCCCAGTAGCGCTGCATCTCGTAAAGGCGGGGCAGTGTCAGGTGCTGCCCTATGTATTCCCAAGTCCAGCCGGTGAGGCTGATTACCCGGGAATAGAGGTATCCCCAATCGGGACGCTCCCCGCCTGCGGTTCCCCCGGGAGGCGCCTCACCAGGCCGCTCACCTCCAATAGCTGGGCCAGGGCGGCAGGAAAATTGGCCAGGTCCAGACCCTCCTTGACCTCTGCCAGGGTGAGCTCTGCATAATTGCGCACCAGCGCGGCGTGCAGCAACTCCGCCCCCTCGGAGAGGCGGCTTACCAGTGAAGCCGGCGGCTCGCCCCAGGACTCGATCACCGGCCAGTATTTTTCCAGGGCCGCCAGGTTGAGGGGGGGGAGGATGTACTCTTTGCCTCCCAGCAGGAGAGGGACGCCGTCAAGTTTCGGTTCCATTATTGCCATCCTTGGCTTTTTCATTTACTGATCACTGACCACTGGCCACTATCCCTACTCCGTCACCGTCAGCGTGCCCACATTGTCGTTGTCGTCCGCCATCGCCGAAAAGTCGAATTCCACGATCAAGTGATCCTCGTTCTTGGTGGGTAGCGAGAGCTTCGAGCTTACGCAGCGGTTGAGGATCAGGGTCATGGTCTTGCCGTCAGTGACGCCGGACAGGACCGCCTTGAACGTGGGCGTCAGGCCCATCGGCTGATTGGTGATAGCGATGGTGCCCCCGGTGGTGGCCGAGTTATGGAGGTAGTCGATGAGGATGGCCGCGCCTTCGTCGGCCGCGGCAAAGGTGTAGACGCCGCCGGCGCCTATGCTGTATTGGCCCACCGTGGGGGCGCTGGGGACCTGGGTCAGCGGGGCGCCATTGGCGGCGTAGACCACCCCCAGGTCCTGTGTGAAGGTGGCGGCATTGGCCACGGTTACCGTGTAGGGCGACGCGGCCGGGATCTCGGCCGCCTCGCCCTGGGCCTCCAGCAGCTCGCCGGTGCTCTTGGGCAGCCCGAAAAAGAGGACGTTCAGCATAGCGCCCTGGATCTGGCCCAGCTTGGCCTTGCAGGTGATCTTGCTCTTGCCCCGGCCGATGTGGGCGGCGAACTGGTTGGCGCCGTAGAGTTCCTTGGCATCCGCGGAGAATTCCACCGAGACGTCCTGGAGCGTGCCGAATTTGACGGGGGTGGGAGTCGGGGTGGAATTGTCCAGCCCGTAAAGTGCTCCGGCCCCGAAGAAGAATTGCTTGGGCATCTTAGTCTCCTTTCTAAAAGGGGTAAAAGGGTAAAAGGTCAAAAGGGTAAAAGGTCAAAAGAACAGGGGTAAAAGGGTAAAAGGCGAAAAGGGTAAAAGTTTTGGGGGTCCTTCCCCTTTTTCCCTCTTCCCATTTTTCCCCGGTTTTCATTCCCCTTTCCCCCCTTTCCCCTTTCCCCCTAGGTTTTAGAAAGCCTTTTTTTAAGGTCTTCCTTGGCCTGGTAGGCGTGGTTCCAGGCCGCGGTATCCCGGCTTACCGGGGAATTGGGGAACCAATCCTGCCACCAGCGCTCCACCAGCAAGACGGCAGCGGCTGGAGGCGCCGGCTGAGGCGCAGGCTGGGGAGCGGGGGCCGGCTGCGGCGCAGGCTGCGGCGCAGGAGCGGGCGCGGACTGTTCTTTGGGTTTATCCTCCGGTTCCATATCGTCCTCCTCAAAATGCAGTGATCAGTAACTGCTCACCGCTCACTGCTTACTGCTCACTGGGCGGGGAAACCCCGCCCCTACGACACCACAATCTCCACCGGGATCAGGGCCGCGGCCTGAGGGCCCAACGACCCTCCCTCAGCGATGAGCACCTTGCCGCTGATCCGGCAATGGGAAACGAGGCCCCCTAAGGTCTGCTCTTCCTGGCTGCCGGAAGGCTCCAGCACGGCCAGTACCGCATCCAGGAGGGGGTTGAGGGTTTGTGAGGGGGCCGCCTGCTGGTCGTTGCCCACGTTGACATAGAGGGCCAGGTTGAGGCTCAGGGTCCATTTGGCCGGGAAGGCCCGGCCGACATAGCGGGCGCTTTCTTCAAACTGCTCCTGGATCAGGGCCGGCTGTTCCGCCGGCGGCACGTCGGTCCAGTGGCGCACCCGGCGGCTGCAGGTGACGATCCCCGGGATGGTGGACAAAAGGGCAAATAGGGCGCTGTAGATGGCTTCTCGGTCCATAAGATTCTGTTTTCCGTTTTCTGTTTTCTGTAGGGGCAGGTTTAAAACCTGCCCCTACTGCTCACTGCTTACTGCTAACTGCTCACTGTTTGGGCCACGGCCTGCTCAATTGCCGCCCTGATGCTGCCTGCGTTCTCCGAAAGTGCGGAGCGCAGGAAGGAGCGCTCGGGCATGCGGGAGCCGGGATGGTTGACCCGTTTGCAGAACACGTCCTGGCCGCCCATCTGGAAGGCCAGGGCTTGGGCGTTGCGGGCCTCAATGACGTGGGCCCGGGTGGTGCCCCCATATTCGTGGATGGCGGCATAGATCAGGTTGGTGCCCACCGAGGCTGCAATTCGGTCGCCTTCATCCTGGAGTTGATAATTGATGCTGCGCTGCAGGGCGCCGGTTTGTATATTCAACTCCTGCCCGCTCAGCTTCTGCTCCTTGACGTAGGCGGTCAATTTGATGGCCTCGGCCGCAACAGCCCGGCGCAGCGC